ATTTTCTAACTACTTGTGTTCATTTCCATTTTGCACGCAGCTTTGAATTTTTGCCTAAGTCCTTCCTCAATTTTGGTTTCGAATGTATACCCCACTGAAGAGAAAAATTGCGCTTTTATCGTCCATAGCGCGACTTGATGAGGTGTACAGAGCATTTTCTTAGCGAAACGGTCCAGCCATGGTTGTCCTTGTCCAGATAGCGGTATGAACCAGGACGCGTCCTGACCATGAGTGATTTCGATAGGCAGATTACTACTGATAGGTAGCGGTTCGAATGTTTGAATAGCAAACCGCTTGCGGAAGAGACCTGTTTTCCAGCCAATCTGCGTTATTCGGATAGGACGATCCCCTGTATTTACAATCCGAAACATTACATATTCAGGGTAAGGGCCCTTCTCTCCAGGCGTAACCATGACACGATAACCTACGTTTACTTGTGCACGAGGTTTAGCGGAACGATTTGCTAGATAAAGTGCCACTCCCGCTGCGGCAAATGATCCGATAGCCGCAAACCAATTCGCAAAGGAATTAAGTAATTCCCATTGGGCCTTATCAATACCTAAAAACGATACATCAGCCATAACGAACCCCTCTTGGTATATATAAATCGGTTTTTTCTCTTTTTGGAGAAATCGTACAATGGAAACCGTTTAGGTGTTGTGACAAGGTGGCAGAGTGAGTGAAGATCCCAAACTAATCCTCGACAAAACGCTGTCAGTGATTGAGCAAATTGTGACAGAGCTCCCCAAGGTCAGGAGCCGCAGAGAGATGAAGATGATTTCCGACCGCTTGCTGGGCTTAACCGAATCAGTCAGACGAAGGGCGCAGGAGATGGAAAGAGAGAAGCTGATTTTGCAGTACGAATACCCGGCAAAGCGGTTTGAGAGAGAGAAGGGAGTAAAGCGGGGTAATTTGGCTATATCGAGTCCCACAATGAACATTCATCTTGATATTGAATTCCTGTTTGCTTCATAAACCAGACAACCTAAGAGGTTTATGCCGACTGTTTCATGGAAGGTAACTCTTTGAGAAATTTTTGGAATTTCGCCTTTTGAGCAGTGGAGTAGCTGGGAAAATGGGGTGAGATTTTCTCGGGTAAGAAGTAGCTGGCCGCTTTTAAGAGATTTTATAGCACGCTTTAGCGTGTCTGGAACTCGATCAGCCCATTTTACCCATTCACTGAGAGTCTTAAGGCTCATTGAGTCAATACTCTCTGATTCAAATTTTTTAATCTTTTCGTCAAGCTGAAAAATTACAAGATTTCGTAAGTTATTTTCCGGTAGAAGGGCATTAAGCCCTGCAATTTCAGCCAAAGGCTCCCGAATATAATGAGGTAACGGAATTTTTCTATTTTGAGACGCTTCGAAAAGTTCGACTTCTTTCGCAGTTGCTTCTCGGGATGTATAAAGAACAGTTCCACCTTCTTTTACCATGGTTTTAATCAGCTCACTCGTTTCGTCGGGAACGCATTCTGATGAATTGAGAAGTTGTTCCGTCATGGAAAAAACCCATTTCACACCGTTTGGTTGTTCTCTAATTTCGGAAATTTTATACTTTATCCCGCCTAGTTTAGATGAGAAGGTCCATAATTTCTCCCTATACTTTTGTTCTGTAAGATCTCTATTGAATGCTGCGGAGAGGGTGTCGAAATCGATACCGAAGAATTTTTTTCCACAAACATTTCCCATATTTGTTTCGGTACCATCAGTTGTAACCACAATATAACCCTTAGCGTGTAACGTATGACAATTGGACAGTCCGCAGGGGATCTTTTCCCGAAAGTGATATTTGCCAATTATTGCTTCAAGCTTGTGAAATTTAGGATTCAGATTATTTGTAAAACCGGGTCGGTCTACTATGTCGTCCCAATGCTCGACTTCGATCAATTCCTTGTTATTATTTAGGACAATCAATTCTTGCCTCCATAATATTCCGCTAGTTACATCCTAGATACTTCGCCGCAATCCTCCCTGTTTCTGGCTTGCCATGATACGCAATACTGCGCACCATGGCGATAGACCGTTCCAAACCTCTTTCCGAGATTACCTTTTACTGCTCGCCGTGCTATCGCACGTTCAAGGGGCAGCCTTCGAGCATTGATGATGCTCCCGATCTGGCGCATCACCCCTTCATCTATCACGGTGAATGCCCGCATTGCGGCGCGGAATGTGAGCAGGTGGGATGGGAAAAAGGGTTGATGAAGGCTTGGGCGAATGCCACCGGCCCGCGTACGGAAGAAGGGAAGGCGGCAACAGCGGCCAACCTGGAAGGGCATCCCACAAAGGAAGAAGCGCAGCGCACGCGTTTCAACGCCATGAAACACGGGCTCTCAGCGCGCACCGCCACTTATTTCCCTGCCAAGCCGGACGGTTACGCCTTTTGCGCGAATTGTGATGTCGATCGCTATTTTTGCGCGTCACAGCCGGCTTGCGTCAAGAAGACCGAGCTGTTCATGCTGCATCATGCCGCCTTCGAGCAGCGCAACCCCAAGCATTTGATGGGTATCTATTCCGATCTCCAGGCGTCCGTCTTTGCGCTGGTCCAGCAGATCATCCAAACCATTGTTGTCGACGGGGTGAAGGTAGAAAAACTTGTATGGAAGCACGATTCTGATGGGGTGCCCCAGGTAGTTGAGTATTTCGATGAGCACGGAAACAGACGGCTTCTTCGAGAGGATGTGCAAGCTCATCCGCTCTTGAAACAGCTCGGCGAGCTACTTACGCGCACAGGTCTTTCATTATCTGACATGGGCATGACTCAAAAGGTCATCGAGGCCGAAGACCACGAGATAGGTCGCCTTGCCCACGAACAGGAATCGCGGGAGGAGGTGGATGTCTACCGGCAGCGCACCATGCAGATCCTCGAGTCGATGTCAGAAAAGGTCATGCGTGCCAATAAGAAGACCGATACCGATCCTATCCTGATCGAGTATCAGCAGGAAAGCGGCGGTCAGCGGTGACGCGCATCAATGCCAGTGAACGAGCGCGCGTTGCCTACCGCGCCGAGCGGGAGATATTGCGCTACAAGGATGATCACATGCTATGGCACAAGCATGTGCATAACGTCGAGCTTGACCCGGTGCAGGTGCTGAAATGCCTGGAGATGGACGCCAACCCTAACACGATTGACGTTTCCTGCCGCCGAACCGGAAAAACCGCAGTAAAAGAACTTCACGCGCTCAAGCACAACGCGACCATGCCGGCCCAGGAGCTGGGTATCGTGGCGCCGCGTCTGCAGCAGGCGCAGGCCAATCTGAATTACCACACTGACGCCATCCGGCGATCGCCGATGCTGCGGGGCTATATCGTCCACAAAAGCGGCCGCGAGCAGCTCTCAGACACGAAATACCAGTTCGTAAATGGCAGCAAAGCCAGCGCCTACGGGATCATGAGCCAGATTGACGGCGATGCCATCAGCTACGCTTCCATCGAGGAGATCGACGATATGCCGGCAGACCGTCTTCTCTCCCGGTTCCTGCCGATGCTCGGCGGTGCCCGGCGGATGGGCGCGGATAAGGGGATCTCCTTCAAGCCGCAGATCCGGGTAACCGGCGTTTTCAAGGGGGCCGACGTGCTGCAGCAGCTGATCGATTCGGGGCAATATCATCTGCTGCCGATCGTGAATGTGTACCTGGGCATGGAAATGGGAATCCTCAATCAGGCATTCATGCTGGAGATGCGTGCGCAGCTGCCGGAGGGAGAATTCATCCGCCAATTCCTGTGCAAGAACGTCTCCGCACAAAACCATATCTGGGAAAAGTTCATCCGCAAGGCTATATCGGTCGGCCTGCAGGCGCGTTTGCAAATCGCCGAGCCTATGCCGGGCGAGCGCTACAAGAAGCGCGGCTTGCTGGCCTTTGGATACGATCACAGTGGGCATGGCGAAAGCATCACAGCGTCGAAATCGGCGCTGGTGGTTTCCGAGCAGATCGGCAATTACGTGACATTCCCATTTATAAAAAGCTGGCCAGCCGGTGCGGACGACAAGGTGGTGGAAATGGATCTCCTGGGGCTATGGGAGTATTTCCGCCCGGATTACGCCATGGGTGATGCCTATGGCCTGGGAATGCTCACCAGTCTGAACGATCGCCTATTCGCCCGCGGCCTTACGGATATCGATCGCCGCACGATCAGCGACGGACAGAGCACTGCAACCGCCTGGACAGAATGGCCGTTCGCCCCCATCCGCTTCGAAGGCATGATCAAGCATGGCATGGCCACAGCGCTGCGGGCCGCGTTCCACAACGGCCAGGCTGCAATTCCCTATTTCGACGACAGCCGCGATATCGCGGAAGCCAAGGAAACCGCTAACATCACCTGGCTTCCCCCCGCGACCGCCGTGTCTGGACCGCCTGACTGGGTCGCATTCGTACGGCAGCTCGGGAACATCAAGGCTGTAGCCACAAAGGCGAGTTATGCGAGTTACAAAATGGCGAACGGCAAACTGGGAGACGATTTATTCGATGCGGCCTGCGCCAGCGTGTGGGCATTGGTGACGCATGGCGCGGAAGATGTGCCGGCGGTGATCGGGTACCGCACCCAATCTCGTGCGCAACTGCTTGGCGATCATATTGTTGAGGTCAACGACATGATAGAGGCACCAGCATGAATGAGTATGCTCGAGCAACTGGCAGGGAATCACGCATAAAAAATCCCCCGGTTAAAAATATTGCACCTGCACCACGTGTATTACAGCCGCTGAGCGATATCGATCAGGCGCGTGTCGCGGAAAAAAGGCAGCTGGTGATGACGCATATGCCGGAGCTGGTGCCTGAAATAAAGGAACTGGTGGCACTGGGCCTGATAGATGGTTGGCGGAATGTCAGAAGCGTGAAAATACTGAAAAAGGATTTGCCATGAATCTGCTGCAGCGGTGGTTTCCGAAACTTGTGAAACAGGATCCAGGATTGCCGCAGGAAAGCGCGTCTCAATCCGGAGCGACATCCGAGATAGGGCGGCGGCCGAACCCGGAAGACCAGATCAAATATCTTTACCGCCTCATGTGGGTGGATCCCGACTTGCGCCAGTCCATCCTCGACGTGCGCGAGATGGACCGCCTCGACGGCCGAGTAAAGCGGATACACAGCCGCATCGCTCGCGACACGATCAAGGGCGGGCTCATCATGCAGCAAGCGCAATCGAGCAATATCCTGTCCCGGCAATGGGATGATTTTCAGCGCCGCCTGCAACTGAATCGCGTGGAAAAACTTAAGTCCGACGCCCGGGGTCTGGTGATGGAAGGCAATTTGCCAGTCCAGTGGGTTTTAGATGCAGAATTTAATGTGGTATCGGGCGTGCGCATGCCCTCCGAAACCATTTTGCCGAATATCAACGAGGCCGGGCGCTTCAAGGATGTGACCAAGGCTTATATCCAGTTCGACATCATGACTGGCACGGAATTGGCAACGTTTCCGCTTTGGCAGTTGTTCCATGCGCGTTTCGATCCGGATAATTTCGACGATCTGGGCAGCCTGGGTCGCCCTTTCATGGATGCGACGCGCACTACTTGGCGCAAGCTCAATATGACCGAGGAGGACCTAGTTATCCGGCGCCGTACCCGCGCCCCGTTACGGCTAGCGCATGTGCTGAAAGGCGCTTCCGAGGCGGATATCGAGAAATATCGCGCCCAGGTGGAAAAAGATCAGCACGAGATTACCACCGACTATTACATGAACAAGGAAGGCGGCGTATCCGCAATCCAGGGCGACACCAATCTGGATCATATCCGGGATATCGCGCATCTGCTCGACACGTTTTTTGCAGGATCACCGCTGCCGAAAGGCATGATGGGCTATACCGATGGCCTTGCCCGCGACATCCTCGAGGATCTGAAGCGTGACTACTATGATGAGGTGGACGTTCTTCAGGATACCCTTTCATTTGGGTATGAGGCCGGTTTCAGGTTGCACCTGCTGCTGAAAGGCATCAATCCCGATGCAGAGGATTTCACCATTACCTTCGCCGAGCGCCGGACGGAAACGGCCACGCAGACGACGGATCGCGGCCTGAAGCTGAAAGCCCTGGGATTGCCTCAGGGAATGGTGTGGGAAGAGCTCGGGTATGACCCCGCATATGTCGAGCAGCGGCGGAAGTGGGAAGCCAAAAACTACGATCCATATCCCGACGCCGCGGGTGGCGCGAATCCGCCGCGGATGAGTATCACGCCCGGTAATGGACGCAAGGGCGAGAGCGCAACGGATATAGGCAATTGAGTGATGTTGCGCAGGCCGCCATCAAGCGCGCCACCGTTATCGCGCAGCGCGCCATGGATCGGCTCGATGCCGATACGCTGAAGGAGCTCCAGCAACTCTATCAGCAGGCTGCCGCCGATCTGCGCACGCGCATTGCAGCAGCTGGTGGAGGAGATGGAAACATTGCCCTGGTCCAGCTGCAGGACGTATTGGCGCAGGTGACCGAGCGGCTGAGATCTTTGGCATCCGCGCGCGATGCGTTGCTCGATAATGGACTTGAAGATGCTGCTCGCTTCGGCACAGCGCCATTGACTGCCGCCGGCGCCGGAGTGCAATCAGAAGCGATGCTGAGTTCAGCCGCGGCCATGCGAATATCTGACGAAGCGTTGCGCTTCGTGCGCACCTTCATAGCAGAAGATGGCCTGCAGCTGTCCGATCGGATATGGAGGCTCGATCGACATGCACGCGACGTAGTAATCAATGCGATTGAAATGGCGGTCATCGAGGGCCACGGTGCGGTGCAGGCGGCGCGCGAACTGCTCATGCGGGGACAATCCGTGCCGGTGGAACTGGCTGATAAGATGAATGCCGCCGACGGTACCCGCATCGGCAAAACGGTTGCGAGCGTGCTTACCGGTACCGGCAGCCCGATGGATAACGCCATGCGCTTGATGCGCACGGAGATCAACCGGGCCCATGGCGAAGCCTATATCGCCGGAGCGCTCGATCACCCCGACGCTGCCGGCGTACGCTTCCTGCTATCTCCTGCGCATCCCGAGCCGGATATCTGCGATCTCCACGCAACTGCGAATCTTTACGGACTGGGACCAGGGATCTATCCGAGCCGGGAAAAATGCCCCTGGCCGGCCCATCCCAATACCCTCTCGTATGTGGAAGTGGTTTTCAAGGATGAGATTTCGGATGCTGATCGGGCAGGAAAGGAAACGCCGTTGGAAGCGCTGGCCAGGTTATCTCCCGAACAGCGCAAGGGCGTATTGGGGGCGAACAAAGCCAAGGTTTTCGATTCCGGCAACCTCAAGCAAGGGATGATCAACGCGCCGTGGCGTCAGGTAAGTAGCAGAATCGAGAAATTACCACCCAAGCAGGATAAAATCGAACGTGTGGAACAAACACCTGATCGATCTCCCTGGCATAACTTTCCGGATGTCCTCATCCAGGCGGAGGAACGGACAGTCAAGCAGAATGAGTTTTATACAGCTGCAAAGGCGGGGGATATCGGGGCTGCTGAACGTTTGGTATTGGATACGTATAATCCGGAATCGCTCGGACAGATTGCCAATATCATCGGGAACGCGAATCCGATCGTTGTTGCCGTTAGCGCTATTGAAGAGAGCGGTGAAAATGTTATTCCAACGGCGTTGGCGGGGGTTATTGCCCGCAAGCTGAATTTAACGCTCGACGATGATATCGTGCAAATAAACCGCGTCGGTCATACGGGGTCTAAAGGGGATTACCGCTTGGCGACGCCAGCTTTATTTGATGGCTTAGTTGATCACGGTGCAAGCTATCTCTTGGTTGATGATTTTATCGGACAAGGGGGAACGCTTGCCAACCTCCGTGGTTTCATAGAAAAGAATGGCGGCCGGGTGCTGCTGGCTACGACATTGACAGGCAAGCCCTACTCTGCGAGACTTGCTCTATCATCCGAAACCTTAGAGCGATTGAGAAACAAGCATGGGAGTGATCTTGAAGACTGGTGGAAAAACCGCTTCGGCTATGGCTTCGAACTCCTCACGGAGTCGGAAGCACGTTACCTCGAGCGCATCCAGAATGCTGACGAAATCCGAGATCGAATCCTTGCGGCAACACAAACGGGATAATAACCGTTACATGATGAAAGCCAGAGGGTAATTACCCGCCCATCAGTTACAAGAAGCCCGCCCAATGCGGGCTTTTTTATTGCCCATGATCTATCCACATTTTCTGTGGATAACCTTGTGAGCGCCGTTCCTACCCCCTTGTCGCTTCAGCCATAACGGGCATCGGCGCTTTTATGCGCCGTGATCCTCCCTGTTTATGTCTTGCGCTTTACCTGATTATCCCGCTCAGTCCACCGCGGGTGATCAGCAGCTGGCTCGCTCGCCCTTCCTCTGACCGCCTGCGGCATGGACTCCACGAGAGGTCATCATGCTACCGCCGCGAATTATCCGATTGTCAGAAAACCTGCACGGGACAGTGAGATTCCTGTCCGGACTCCATGTGACGCTGGAGGAAGGGAAAAAGACGAGCTGGGTGACTGTGACCCGCACCGGCACATTCAGCGATCCGCGATACGGCCAGTTCGAAATCAGCCGCCATATGCTCGGGCAGATGGTCGAGAATTTCGATAAGCGCGTATACGGACAGGACATCTTCTACGATGTTTCCCACAAGCCAGAAAATGGCGCGGCGGGCAAGGTACTGCAGCTGAAGCTGGAAGGCGACAGGTTGCGCGCCCAGGTGGAATGGACTCCCTACGGCATCGATGCCATCAAGAGCAAGGGCTACGCCTACAGCTCGATCGAGTACAACGAAAATTTCCAGGACAACGAGAGCGGGCAAAAGCACGGCGCCGTGATGATGGGTGCCGGCCTGGTGACGCGCCCGGTCGTCAAGCGGCTCGATCCTATCCAGCTATCCGAAGCCAGCGATGGAGATGTACCCACGCTGATTCACCCCGAATTGCAATCCACTTTATTACAGGAGATTCAAGCCATGCATAAAAAATTATCTGAAATTCTGAGCGCGACGCTCGCCGCTATCGTGGCGCTTTCCGAGCCGATGCGCGTTCAGCTGCTCACCGCATTCGAGACAGCCGTCCAGCCCGTGACCGATGAGGTCAAGGCAAAGCTGTTGATGGATGCCTTCGCGGAATCGGGCAAGAAGCTGGGTGAGCAGATAGCCGCTGCCGGCGGAAATGCAAAAGACATCAAGCTTTCCATCGATATCCCCAATTTTGCCGCCGGGCTGACCGCCGATGATGTGAAAAAACTCATGGCGGATGAGGCCGCGCGCCAGGCGGAGGAATCCAGGAAGTTTTCCGAGAAACGCGCCGGCAACGTCAAGCTGCTGACCGATACGATCAATGCTGCTACTTCCCTGGATGAAGGCACGAGGAAGGAGCTGGCGGAAGCTGCGATGGATCTGATTACCGCGGAAATGACCGCGGACCAGGTGAAGAAGCTGGCTGAATTGCAGATCTCCCAGGGTAACCGGATTGCATCGGCCAAAAAGCTGGCTGGCATGGGCTTCCAGTGGCCTGCCGGCAAAGTGCATATCGCTGTGGACTCCGGCAATGAGGTCA